TAGGCCTCCTTTCTCTCGTGATAGTATGATTGCGATGTCGCCCCACGACTGCCCTACTGTTCCGACCCAGGGATTTGAGGCCGGACCCCTACCGCCCTGTGTAGGCACTGCCCGGATCGCCTGGTCAATCGGGCGCTCCATCGGCGCGCATTTCTTTTTCCAAAATAACAGGTTCACTTTCACTTTATTCCCCTTTCACGTGAAACAGACTTCCTGATATTTGCAGCATTTTGATTCATACCATGACACATCCGGGCAGATCCGCTCGGGCGGTTCGGGCAATGTTATGGCTGCAAATACATCGATTAATAATTTGGTCACATAGTCGCGGTCAAGTTTCAGTGTTTCAATATAGAGGTTTGAGTCATTCTTGTTCTCGACTACCACCATGCACTCTTCCAAGTCACACAGCACCATGTAAACGTGTGCTTGAGCCCTATATTTCGGATTCCATTTTTCATAACCGACTTTTAAGAGTTGTTTGAAATACTTTTCTCCTGCGCTTTTGATTTCTAAAAGTTGCCCGGATACTATCCCGTCAATATGCCCCTTTAAAACTATGTCCCCGTTGACGATTTCAACTTCCCGCTGTCGGTCTGTCACTTCAATGCCGATTGATTCCAGATCGCTGATGATCGCATCTTCAATAATATTCCCCGTCCGAAATAATCTGATGATGCGGCCTTCAATCGGCTTTGACGGCGTGTTGTGATGGGCATACCACAGCCACCGTGGGCATTTATGCCCGATCTCGGAAAGTCCCAAGTATTGCCGGGGAATGTTATCCCCGGCTCGCTTGGCCTCAATCATGTCAATGATTGAGTTTACCATCCCTGCACCGCCGCCGGAGTAGTTGACGTTACGGACGGGATTGGTGCATAGTTTTTGATTTTGTTGCTTTTCAAAACATTTCCTGTTTTGTTGCTGGTAAATTCTTCAACGCCGACTGTGACAAGCATCGGTTTACCCATCAGGCTGTCTGTATTCTGTGGGGGGAACGGGGCGCGTAATACCCCGCAAATCCGTTTGAGCGTGCCCTGTGCGATGTTCTGGGCTTGCAGGCTGGCGTTGACGATGTTGAGCCTGTCAACGATTGTTGATCCGGTATGGGATCCGTCAATGATCTGAATGGTCAATTCCAATATTTTCCCCTTGCCGTCTTTTGTGGATACGATCTTGTCTCCGGCGATGACCGCTTTATATACGCCTTCCGGGACTACGATAAAACTTCCGGCTTCCGGAACATTCGCGTCAATGTTTATCCCCTGTAAATTTGCCATGATTTTTATTCTCCTTTATTGGGTTGATTTTTTATAGCTGTTAATAATTCAACAAAGTTAAGCGGTAAAGTGTCCGGTAAAACATAGCGTGTTTTTGCGCGCCATGCCGGTTTGTTTGTCGTGTGTATCACGCGCTCGGCATTGTTGATCGCCTTGCCTGTGTCGGCGTTGACCGTTACGGAAAATCCGGCAAACAAAACAACGTCGGCCCATTCCTCAAGCCTCGCCGCCGCTGTTTTATGGAGTTTGATTTGAAAACGATCATACGGATCTCCATCCGGCGGGGAAAATAATTTAATCTCGTTATGCGCCAGGATAACGCAGGCCATGCCTTTGTCGCGGAGCAGGTTCAGTCCATTAAAAAACTTTTCCCAGTACTGCATGGCGAAAACATAACCTTTTCCATAACCGATTTTCTCGATGGAAGTTACCTTGTTTTCATCGCAGACCGTCTTCCAGATAAGTTTCTCAAGCCAGTCGGCGGTGTCGATAACGACCGTTTTATACTCGTGTGACTGATTGATCAGCATGTCCATATAGCCGAAAAATTCATCAAGGGTTTTTGCTACCGGAAAATGCGGAACATCAATAGCCACCAGGCCATCTTCGGTCTGGATGAATATCGGCGCCGGTGCGCCTGCTGCCCATGTGGACTTTCCGATGCCGTGGATCCCATGCAGAACGATCCGGGGCGGCTTACTTTGTCGGGTGGTTTTGATCAAGTCTTGGAGGTTCATTCGATCACCTCCACTTTAACGCTGGTCTTTGCCGGTTTGCTGGTCACACAGAGGGCAATGGCGGGATTAACAAGCGAAGCTGCCCTGTATGCCGTCAGGTTGATTGTAGGTTTAAGATCAACAAACTGGAGTGCTTTCGGCAAGCCCAGGGCGACGTATTTGTCATAGTCAAGCGTCCGGGTGAGTTTGGTTGTGACGGAGACTTTGTAGTTTTCGACCTCCTTTGTCGTCGTGCCTTCGAGTTTAAGATTTCCCATCTTTGCGATGATGGCCTCTTCCGCTGCGATGCGTCCTTCACGCGCCGCTTCCTCAATGCTTTTTGCTTTGAGGAAATTTTTCAATAAATCTTTCATGTTGCCTCCTTTGAGAAATCCCGACGCAGTCCAGTTTGCATCTTCGTTTCTGTATTTGGCTACGCTTATAAAATAAATTATTTTTCTTGTCAATCTTTTTTTTCTTTTTTTATTGATATTTTTTTATTTTATGGTATTGTGCAAAAAAACAAGAAAGGAGATTGCCGATGATTAATTGCATAAACCATCAAGATGACAAAGGGTTAGTCTATTATGAACCAAAGGGCCCGCATAAATATCAACGCCGATGTTCTGTGTGCGGTAAGTTTCTGGAATGGGTATCTGAAAAAAATGCTAAAAAGGAAGGAGTACAAGATGCGAGTAGCAACAGAAGCGCAGATTCAACGGGGAGTCTTGGACTATCTTGAACTCCTGTCAAGAAAAAAACCTATCTATTATTTCCGGTCAGCCGCTGGAATGGTACGAACAGAGCAGGGAAGGGTTTTTAAAACAGGAAAGCCTGGAGCTCCTGACATTTCAGTGTGTTTTGATGGTTTGTTCATTGGTCTGGAGATAAAAACAACCACCGGACGGCAATCAGCATTACAGAAAAAAGCACAAGCAGAAATAGAAGCCGCTGGGGGAAAATATTACATAATACGTTGCCTTGAGGATATATGGAAAATTTTGAGTTAAGACAATACCAGAAGGAAGCCCTGGACAAATTAGATCAGGAATTAAAGGTCAAGCAGAATGTTTTGTTTGTCGCGGCGACGGGCGCGGGCAAAACAGTTACGATCTGCCGGATGATCAACGCATATTATAAGGAGACCGGCCGACGTTTTTTGATTCTGGTAAACAAACAGGAATTGATCATGCAGTTTCATGCCGACCTGATGAGAAAAACCAGCATTCCAGAGCGTGAATTGACTATCTGTTGCGCTGGATTGAAATCAAAATACGTCGATGGGCGCGTTACTATTGCCACTGTTCAATCGTTTATCGGGATGATGGATAGTTATCCCGGCGCGGATCTTGTTATTCTTGATGAGGTTCATGGTGTTACAGTTGATGGTGAATACGGTAAGGTCCTCAATTATTTAAAATCAAAAAAACCACACATGAGAATACTCGGATGCACTGCCACTCCGTACCGCTTAGGTCATGGAATGATCTACGGTTCGGCCTGCGTCGCGCCGGAAAAAAACCTGTTTGACAGTATTTCGCACCGAATCACATATCAGCAGCTGCGTGATGCCGGGTATCTGGTATCACTCAAAGGCAAGGTTGCGCATGCCGACAGCCTGACCAAAGATTTATCAATGGTTACGGTGTCCGGCGATTATGTTTTAAACCAGTTAGGTGAAATTATGTGTCGAGAAGTTCATTTATCGACTGGGCGGGAAGCAGTAAAAGAATATTGTAAAGAATTTAAACGAGTATGCGTTTTTTGCTGCACCATCGATCACGCTGAAAAGCTGAAAAAATTAATTAATGAAGACGAGCCTTGCGTGACTGTTCATAGTCAATTAACGCAAATTGAGCGTGTCGCGGCCCTGGATGCCTGGAAGTCCGGCGATGCGCGGATTTGCACCAGTGTCAACATTCTGGCCGAGGGCTTCGACTACCCCGCTTTGGATTGTCTGGTGTTCGCAAGACCAACGCTATCAGCGCGCCTTTTCGTTCAGGCAATCGGCAGGGTATTGCGTACCAGTCCGGGCAAAGAAAGCGGCTTCCTGCTTGACCTGACGGATAATACGGCCAGATTTGGGACGGACATCGATAAAATCAAGGCGGATATCCCAAAACGTGTTATTGAAGGCAAGGAAAAGAAAGACGCAATATGGAAATTCTGCCCGCAATGCGCTGCCGAATGTCATCAGTCATTGCGTAAATGCGAGTCATGCGGCTACGAATGGCCAGCCCCGGAAATAGTCGAAGCGGCGTTTGTGCCAGAGATGAAGGACGTTTCGTTTGAACCTGATCCGCCGGTCGTTGTCAGACCTGATGAAATCTATATGACAATCCACCAATCTAAAAACGGGAAGCAGTTAGGCAAATGCTCGTTTATCTGTAATCGTTTCCGGTTTTTGGCGGTCTGGTTTTGCATGGAAGATTATTACAATGGCTATGCAGTGACGGCTGGAGCAAAACGCTGGAAGGAAATGGGCGGGCTTGATCCGTATCCGACATCGTGCGAAGAATTCGAGCGCCGGGCGGTCAATGAGTTTGTTGTCCCGATGGAGTTAATAGTTGATATTAATGGGAATTATCCTGAAATCAAAAATATCATACAACATGAAGACACCGGCGTTGGATTTGGATGTGAAGATGTTCCGTTGTTTGAGGATGATTGCCCGTTTTAACAAAATTAAAGGAGTAAAAACATATGGAAAACGAAAAACAATGGTACACGACAATGGAGGCAGCAAAGGCTATTGAG